TCTTAATCAGGGTGTCCAGGGTTCGAACCCCTGCGGGTGTACCAAAAACCCAAGGGATGGTAGGAAATACAGGCCTATCATCCATTTTTTAGTCCTTAATTTATTACATATTTATTACACCCTACTTTTTTATTTATTACACTAAGCTTCTTTAAAAGAGAAGTTAACTACCTATTTTACTTTTTTAAATATGATTAACAAACAGCCTCAAATCACTTTTGTGTTCAACAGAAGAAAGAATGCATCCCTAACTGTAAAGTCTGCAGTAGAGATGAGAATCACCTATGACTATAAGCAAAAGTACATTGCCACAGGTATCATGCTGTATATAAACCAGTGGAAGAAAGGGAAAATCCTGAATTGTCCTGATATCCTTCAGATAAGCAGTACCTTAGATAAGATGCTTACTGATGTGAGGCAGATACTCCTTGATATGACCAATGAGGGGAATATAGATATCTTCTCCATACCAGCCAGGTTAAAGATTCAGAGAAAGAACATTAATTTCCTGGATTATTGTCAGCAGAGATTCGATATAAGGAAATATGGTAAGGCTTCAAGAAGCATAGACAGGTACAACTTGTTTCTGAAAGTCTTTAAAGAATGGGGAGGAATTAAGAGATTTAAGGATGTCAATGAACTGAATCTTATAGCTTTTGACAATTACCTGGCAAGTAAGGGAATGTGTCTCTATACCAAATGGCATAACTATCACAGACACCTTAATTCTGTCATCTTGGATGCTATTAATGAAGGTCACATGACTAAGAATCCCTATAAGAATATCTGTATAGATAAAGGCAGGGACATAAAGAGTCTTGAGAAATGCCTGACTCCAGAAGAATTCCATAAGATAAAAACCTCTAAGATGCCTACTGAAAGTCTGGAGAAAGTCAGAGATGTGTTTATTTTCCAAACCTATACCTGTCTAAGCTATTCGGATTTGAGATACTTTAATATAAAATCTGTACAAGAGATTAAAGATATGAAGGTCTATACTGGACACAGGCTGAAGACAGATAAACCCTTTACCATTCCTATCCTATCTCCTGCCTGGGATATCCTGATGAAATATAATGGAAGACTACCCATTATATCTAATGTCAAGTACAATGAGTACCTGAAGGTAGTAGCACAATCATCTGGAATAGACAAACCCCTGAGTACACATTGGGCAAGACATACAGGAGCTACCTTATTACTAAATGAAGGGGTACCCATGCAGATAGTATCCAGAATATGTGGTCACTCCTCTACCAGGATTACAGAACAGGTATATGCCAAGCTATTGGATGAGACAGTTGTGGAAGCCATTAAAAACCTCCCACCTTCACAGGCAGGAGGAAAAACAAAAACAGAAAATTCAAATAGATAATCTATTCACAAAAAACAAACAAACCGTTACCTGATAATCTCAACGTATCTACTAGTTTCATCACTCACATAAGGATTTTTCTCAACAACGTCTATATGAAGCACAGTATGATGTTTCTGAAACCATCTCAAAAGAAAGAACTTCTTTGGAGGATTAACAGTCTCTTTCTTACTGGAGACTACGATATGTTTCTCACTCTTAAAGTATGGCTTTACTGCAATCGTAGAAGGATACTTAAGTCCTAGATTAAGTTTATACCATTCATCCCCCAATACAGTATCAATAGCCAAGGAGGGTTCTTTAAACAAAGTATCCACCTGGGTTATTGTAATAGTATCTGTCCTAGTGAAACTAGAATTAACCTGCTGTAAAGCCTTCAAGTCCTTATCCTTTACCTTCAGTTCCTTCCTTGTAGCATCAAGCTCCTGAAGTACAGAATCCTTGAAATATTCAAGCTGATCTACAGTCAATAGCAAAGCAGCATTCTGTTTCTTGCTATTGTCAAACATGGATGCATAGGCCTTTACATTACCCTCAGAAACCTTCCATTTCTCATTTGCATCCCTTACTTGCTTCCACATAAATCCTACGGTAGCAAATAGAACCACTATAGCTGCAATAAAATATTTATTCATATTCTTCTTATTTTGTTGCAAAAATAAGAAACAATCTTATAGGTACAATGAATCTTAGGATAATGCTAAGAAATAAAGAAAGAGAAGCCTACACTTAGGCCTCTCTTATCTTGAAGACACTTTTTAAATTGTATCCTAGTATTTGTAAGTACACAGGTGTTTCACAACAGCTGCATAGCCTGAGATATTTCCTTATTCAAAAAGGTATAAGAAGTCCCTAAAGGATTTTCCTAACCTCATTAACTTGGCACTTCATCTGGGCGGTCAGTATAAACTTAACTCGTAAGCTTTAGAACTCCCTAATGTCCACTTTACCCTCAGCCTCTTTCCCATAGTAGTTAGGCGGGACACCAGACTTATAACCAAGCATTTTTTGACCTATCGGGGCTTGAGTATCCTGAATATCTCAGTGCTATAAGCACTTACAACCCGACTTCTAAGGCTCTATATATCCACTGGACCTTAATAGCCTGAACATGGAACTACTACTTCCAAGGGTCGCTGCAAAGATACAAACTAATAATATAATACCAAAATTTTACTTAAACAAAATTTCTTAAATAATTATAAAACAGAAAATTATCCTATACAAACTTGGTAAAATCAAAGCAATCCCCATATACTTTGGCCCATAAGGTAAATATATCTTCATAGGCATCTACTGTCATAAGCATGGGAATCACATTCTTTATAATATCATGCTTGGTATATAAATTCATTCCATTACAGAAATAAACTATATCCCCCTTGGTACAACCAGAAACATTATAGTATACCTTCTTCTGGATGATGGCATCTATCTCATCATAGGTCCAAGTATTTCCCATGACAGCATGAGCCAGTTCCTCAGTAAAGTGTCTACCATGTTTCCTAAGATACTCCTTTAACCCTTTCATTGTATCAAGTTTTAGTTAAACTTCTTGGATGCAAAGGTACAAAATAAAGTTATTTCACCAAAAATAATACCGAGAAAACTGTATAAATCCCTATGATTTAATGCTTTACATCAATTATATAGCGTTTATCCTACACAAAAGATCATCCATTTTATCCATATCAGACAAGTCTTTCCACCTATACCTTAATACCTCTATGGAAGGATACTGTTCTTGAATATCCCTAGTCCTGTTCTTATCATGTAGTTTGTGTTCATCATGGAACTTACCATCTACCTCTATAATAACCTCTTTCTCTGGTATATAGAAATCAGCTATATAATATCTTATTATCCATCCATCATCAGCATAGATATAGAATATCTTTTGAGACTCATACTCCACATAGTGCCTATCCAAGAACTCTTTCATTCTTTCTTCTAATGGAGAAGGCCAAGTATCCATTTGTCTTGCCCTATACTTAGCTTGCTCCATTACTTCCATGTTATGCAACTTTATATTTCCCATACTTCTACTATTTATAATGCACAAAAATATTATAAAATGATCGGACTGTCCTATAGCTAAGAATTACTCTAAGTGGAATGAAGAATGTATGTAAAGGGAGATATTCCAAAAAATATTGGGTATGTGTAAAAGGGGAGGATAATAGATAAAAATATGAGATATGTGTAAAGATGTGTCATAACATATCACACCTCCCCCTGTCTTTGACAGTTGGGGTTCATCCCCCCTGGGTCTTTGCTGACTGACTGATTCTCAGTAATAATATAGCAAAGAATTACTCATCCTTAGCAACTGAGGCAGGAAAGACTGTCACAACCCTAATAAATAACAACAATGAAACTCAACAGTGAGACAATTGCTGCTATTGTGAGTATTGCTCTCAATGCAGCAGGCTTCTTCCTGATTCATGCCAAAGTTGAATCTGCTCCTCTCATCATTACTACATTCATGTCAACTACAATGATGTGGTTGTCACTCTTCCTCACCATTAATCATCTCAGAGATGGAGGGAAGTGTAACTTGGATTTTTGGTGCTGGGCAGTTGTAATGCCTCTATTACTGCCATTTGGTTTATGGGCTTGTGTCTTATGTAAAATCTATTCTTGAATATTATGGAACATCTTACATCTTTTGAAGTGGTGCTGACA